CTAGTATAAAATAAATAAAAAAATAAAAAGAGGAATAAAAATGAAAGAAGAAATGAAAAATGAAATAGAAAAATACGCAGAAAAATTAGGCGTTAGTGTTGAACAAGCACAAGCAGACTATGAGGATATAGTTGCAAAGCATGATTTAAACCTAGAAGATGAAAACGAATTTAAAATCGCAAGGAGTCTTTTTAGGTCTAAATTCTCTCAGCAAATGGCGTTAAAGAAAAAGGAAGCAGAAGGTGAGTCTACAGAATATGATGGGCCTACTTTTACTAAAACTGCTACTGGTTTCTTTTATGCTGTTGAAGGTGCTAGAGATTGGGAAGAAAATAGAAGGAATAACTTGCTTGCAGATTATCAAAGAGATGCAACAGCATGTCTTAATTCTGGAAGTGTAGCCGTAGCAGTATCTTTAGAAGATGGAAGATATGAAGTTACTATGTTATCTAATGGTGAAATGGCTACTAAAGTTATGGAGAAAATACCTGATAGTGCTATGCAAGTAGATGATGATAAATGGATTATCCCAGTTGATAATAGAAAAGCATGGGCAAGTGGTCAAGCAAATCCTAATTATGGAAAACCTTTACCTGCTCAAGCATGGTCAAGAAGGTTATTCTTTGTAGGTAAAGTTGATGATGGAGAATACCAAGAATATCAATTAAGAATGAGTGGGGAACAATGTAAAGATTTTGCTCCTAAAACTTTTAATTGGTGTTCATTTACTTGTGTGCCTAATTCAAACAATGCTAGTATTCTAAGTGCTAGAAAAGATGGAAGCACAGTATCATCTTTAAATTATTTAGAATCAGATGAAAACATTATTGAAGTATTGCAAAGTGTATTAGGTGAAAGAATAGTTGAACTAACTGGTTTAGAATCAGCACACGTAGATAATTCACATAAGAAATCAGATGAAAGAATTATTGTTACAGACGGTAATGTTGAAAATATGAATTTACAACAAACTGCTAATGGAAATCAAACACTATATCTTAGTGATTTGAATGCTGACTTTAATTGGGATGGAGAAGGTTACTCATCAGTAACTTGTTGGATTCCATCTTATATTGAAATTGATTTTGGTATTGGTAGTAATGTAATTGTTTGTGGTAGAACTTCTCAAGGAACAGATAGAGAAACAGGAGAACTAAGAAATGTTTCAATTAATGTTTTAGGATTGTATGCTATTGATAGGCATGGAAGTGCAGAAGTTAATACCGTTGTTGTAGAAGATAATGGGGAATGGTTTTAATGAGTTTAAAAACAATGAATAAACCAAAACAACAACATGCGGTTGGCCCTGAAGTTCAAAGGGAACTCCAATATCAACAATGGAAAAAATTAACAGCAGAAGCAAGAAAAGCACAATTAAAAAGAAAACATTCCTTTATGGTTTTATCAATTGAAGGTAAAGCCAAACAAGGTAAATCGGGATTGGGTCTTGATATAAGAACTGATAAAGAAATAAAGGATGGTGCTATACTACGGTTCTTGGATTTTGATGATGGTGCAGAAGTAACATGGAAATCATGTTGGGATTCAGACCCTAACATCTATGTTTACTGCCCTAATCATCATAATTCCGATGGAACTGAAAACTATGCTTTAACTATGCAAAATGCATTAAACTTCATTAGAGAAACAGAAGAAATGATTGCAGATGAAAAAACTAATGTTAGAGCATTTGTTATGGATGGTATGGACAAATGGAATGATTGTGTAACTAATAAATTAAGATATGAAATCAATAAAGGTGATAGAAAGAAAATGACTAATCCTATTGCCCCAACAGCATACGGGGCTAGAAATATTGACCATAATGAAGTGTTTATTAGTGCTTTAAAATTGCAATGTGATAAAGTATTTATTACACATCTTAAACCTACTTTTGGCGACCATATGAACCCTACACCTACTGGGTTTGTTGCTAATTGGAATAAAGATGTTCCCGATAAAATGATGCAAATGATTAGCATTAGGGATGAATCAGTTGGTAATAACACAAAATATGTTGCTAGATTAAAAGCAAGTAAAACCAATCCTAGTATGGTTGGTAAAACTTGGACTATCTTTGAATCTAACAGCAAAGAAGCAAAATGGAATGGGATTCCCGCCCTAAGAAAACGGGAAATTTAAGACTCGCAAGAGTGAGGTTTACTAAGTAAAAATGACATAACGTTAGGTGTGTTTTCGGCATATTAGTAAGGGGCTGTGGTGGTCCTGTCATTCCTCATTAGCGAGAGCAAGGTGAAAAATATGAGAATAGAATTTAATAAAAAGGAAATAGTAGAAGCATTGAAAAATGTTGAATTAAAAGGAAAATGGGCGACAACTGGAGGACTATCTTCAAAGTCTTTGGGTAACTATATTCAATTTCAATTAACAGATAACAGATTATTATTATTTAATGCGGATGAATCTACAGTATGTGGTAAAAGTATATCCGTAGAATCAGAGGAAGAAGCCTGTTCATTTATATTAGAAATAGATACACTAAAAAAGTATTTAGTAAAAATGAATGACTCTATAACTTTAGAT